CGATGAAGTCCTTCGCGAAGAAGCAATGACGGATGGAAACAAGCTCGTTGCCGAAAGGGAATACCGCCCCGTGACGGCGCTAACAGTTTCTTGGATGCAGCGCAATGATGTCTTTAATGACAAAAAGGATATGATCTGGCGCGCATCCGCCTTCGCCTTTCTGCATAGCGAGCCGCTTCCTGCGATTCGCGCGGTGGTCAATGAGCGTGAAGACTTTTCCAATGCGGTAGATTCTTGGATCGAGAAGAACATCACGCATCACTTGTCGGTGGTAGAGATGTCCAAGGCTATGAACAGTGCCTTTGATCTCTACATGAGCGCGGCGAGCGAACTTGCCACACCGAAAGCATCCGCGCCGGGAAACTAAACGGCCCCGGCTGGCTTGCGAGCTACGCATACAGGCTCGCAAAAGTCACCGGCTGGGGCTTTGTCGAGATCATGGAATGCCTTCCATTTGCCGCCGGCCTGCAAATCATATTTTGCGATGACTACGCAAATGGTGTGCGGCGCGTATGGTCAAGGAACCATCGCAATGTCGATTTTGACGCACTTGCCAATATAGACAAAGCCTTGTCGCAAGCCAATGCCGAAATTCACTTTCAATAAGAAAAAATTTGATACCATCTTAGAGGGGTATGCCGAAATCCGCGAGCAGACAATCCCTCAGGCTGTTTGCGCGGGTGCGCGCCTTCTTTGCGTCGAGCTTGCAAGGCGAACTCAGCCGTTTGGGGATTCAAAGGATGCGCAAAAAACAGGAGAAAAGGCGATTGTTCGTGATCTTCGTGGGCGCGGCGGCGCAGGCAGAACCCGGGCAGGGCTATTTAGCGCGGGCGATTTCGATAAGGATCAAGGATTTGCTTGGTATGCCACCGGCCCAAATGTTCGGTTATTTATTTCAAAGGATGGCTATGCCTACGGAACTGATAAGTCTTATTTTAAACCAGGCGCAAGCAAGGGAGAGATGAGATCATTTCACAAATCCAAGTTTGTAAATGGCAGAATGTCGTCAGCGGGAAGCCGCGATCGCACGATTGGGCGCTGGAAATTCATTGAAAAATGGTTCGTTGACGGATCAACACTTGATTCTTATATTGACGATCAAATCAAGAAGGTCGGTTGGGCAAAGGCCGGTTGGGCGGCATGCGCCCGCGATTTGCCTAAAATTACAAAAGGCAGTTCCACGCGTGGAATCCCAAGCTGGGTGACACGCCATGACTCTATACATGGCGATGTGATTGATAATTCTAATGATCTCTCAAATCCGCGCGTGAAGTTAATCAATTCCACGCCCTACGCGCATCAAGTTTGCCCGCCGAATGAAGTTGCGAATGCAACTGCTGTCGTTGTGCAGAAAATGATCAATCAAATGTCAAACATTCTTAAGAAACAACAAAAGATTGTGACAATTTAATATGGCCGATGTTAATGTAGAATTTGGCGCCAAGGACACCGGGCTTGAGGCCACGCTCAAGACGGTACAGGAGCAGATGACAAAGCTTGAAGCTGAAGTCAAGAGTGGCACCTTGTCGTTTGACGAACTTTCTCAGAAGATGCGGCAGCTTGCACAGGCTGAACGCATGGCGGAAAAATTTTCGCAGCTTGGTGGACAAGTAAAACAATCTGGCGAAGAAGCAAAACAAACTGAACAAAAGATAAGCGCCCTTTCAGAAATCCTTGGGCAAACGGCTACCAGCGCAATGTCGCTTGATGCAAGGATTGCATCAGTTCAGATGAAGCTCGCAGAGCTTCGCGATAAAACTACAAGCGCAGACCTTTCTATGGAAGAGTTGGAAGACACTCTTCGCAAAATCAGCACTCTTGAATCTGCCGAGCGCCGACTTAAGGGAATTGGCGATGCGTCACAAGAATCAAAGCCAAAAGTTGATTCGCTCGGCGATGCGACCAAAACTGCCAGCGATAAGGCTGATGGCGCGGCTGGCATTTTTGATTCATCTTTCCAAAAAATTGCCGCCGCATTTACAGTTGGCAATCTTGCCGCGATGGGCTTTGAGAAGGCGATTGACTTGGCATTTAGCGCCGCCCGCGCTGTGGTTGATGCCTTTGGGCAGGCACTCGATCTCGGCGGCAGGCTTAATGATTTAAGCGCAAGAACGGGCGAAACGGCGGGCAAGCTGCTTGTTCTTGAGCAGGCGTTCATGGATTCTGGGCTTTCCGCTGATCAGGTGGGAATGGCCATTAACAAGCTCCAAAACTTCATGGCCGAAGCGCAAGCCGGCGGCGAAGCGCAAGCACAGGCCATGCAGCGGCTCGGCATTTCAATGGCCGATTTGGCCGGGAAGACGCCAACGCAGCAAATGCAAGTGTTCGCGCAGGCCATTTCTGCTATCGAAGACCCAACGCAACGGGCCGCAATCGCTGGCGATGTTTTTGGTGAGAAACTCGGTGGAAGGCTTTTGCCGCTTCTTACCCAGTTTTCCCCGGCGCTTGATAGTGCTGGAATAAAAGTCGGCTCGCTTGCCGATGTGATGGATAAAAATGCAGCTACCTTTGATAAGGTTGGGGAATCCATTGACGCCGCGAAGGGAAAATTGACCGCATTCGCAGCAGGCATTTTAGATAAAACAATTCCAGCTGTTGAAAGTCTTGGAACAACAATGGAAGGAGTTGATGCCGCCGGTCTTGGTCAAAAAATAGGAACAGAGCTTGCTCCTGCCTTGCAAAAATTAACAGATGCGACATCTGGGGCGCTTTCGGCATTAAAACAACTTTCGCAATTAAATAACAAGGCTGCAACAGACACGGGAATTCTTGGGGAAACTTATAGAAGTGTCGCGGCTTCACTTGATGGGTTTAATAAAATGATGCACAATGCATTTACCCAATTTACACCATTTGGGGCCGGCATGGAATTATTAAGATTGCGCGGAGAAGAGCTTCGTAATAGTCAAACCCAAGCCGGCGCCGCAATCGAGCAAACTGGGGTAAAGGCAACAGAGGCCGCGAAGAAACTTGATGCAATTCCTGATTCAATGCAAGGAGCCAATCAAGATATTTTATCAGTAAATAATAGTCTCACGGCAACGGGCGGGCTTTTAGATCAACAAAAAATTAAACTTGGCACAATAAATAATGAATATGCAATGTGGAATGGATTAACCGATCAAGGTTACGACAAGACAAAAGACACATTAGAAGCCAAGTCAAGAATCGCCGCTAAAGTTGAAGAATCTGTTCAGCTTGAAATTGACCTTAACAATGCAAAGGCCGCAGGAAACGAAGAGCTTGTCAAGGAACTTGAACATCGCAAACAGGCGATTGCAGATCAAGAAAGAATCAAGAAGCTAACAGACGAATACAGCAAAACGATCCCGGTAGACAAAGCCCAAAAAATGGCAGAAGAAATGGTGCGATCAGAAAGAGCCGCTGGAAATACAAAAGAAGATTTGAAACAAGTTAAAACATTTGTTGATCTAATCGCAAAAGCCAAACCATCAAAAGGAGTCGAAAAATTAAGCGAAAAAAGCGCCAAAGCAAGGCAAGAAATCACCGCATTCGGCAAATATATTGGCGTGGATTTAAGTAGGATGTCATTGCCTGATATAGCAAAAAAGCTTGGTGTAAATACAATGGGCATGACAGGGTCGCAACAAATTGATGCGATCCTTAATCACATAAAAACGCAGTTGCCAGACGCTCAGGTAAATCCTGTTGATGAGCAGGGGGCGCAACAAAGCATTGGCAATGTAGGCCAAAAATTAGAGGATGAATTCAAACAAAGTGTTGATCTTGGATTTATGGCATCGCAAGGCCAAACAATTTTGAGTGACATAAAAACCCTTGTCGATACCATCAAGGGATATACTGAAACAATTCGCGATCGACTACCGCTTCAAGCATTAGCATAAAATGGCACACACTCTTCACGGCGCAAATACATTGGTTCGGCTACCGGGCCGCTCAGTCACTCGACGCGATGACGGGCTTCTTGAGCTCTCCTGTTCTTATGCTTGCAGAACGGCATCAGCAGCGACATTCAGACCGCTCTTTGATATTGGCAAAAAGGCTCCAGGCGAAACAGATTTCATCATTACTTATGGCTTCAGCGAGACTGATCGCGGAGATGGATTTACTGAATTTTCGATTACATCGACAGGAGCCGCCGACCCCGACGACCCAAATGTTCTAAGCAAAAAAGGAGAGCGATCCGTTCAGCATTTCCCGAGCGGGCTGGTGCGCGTTGATCAAACCTATGTTTGCCAGACAACGCAGGAGAGCAGATTTAGGCAATCACTTTCAGAGGGATTTATCCTGCCAAATGATGATGGCACGCCGGCAATCGATGGCTTATATATCTTCCCGGCCCCGAACGAAGTTCGCAATACCGACGGATTTACTGAATTCAAAACGAGCGCCTATGGCAGAACGAATACCAACGGGCAAACAACGTCAACGATTGAAGAGTCTAATTTCACGCTCATTTCTACATCGATTTTCCCGCCCGCCAGTTCTACAACAAGTCAAGATCTCCCGTGCATTATTGAGGTTGTCACAACTGAAAGCGTTGCATTTAATACATCTCCAATATCGCAAATCATCCCCGACTCAATTCCGATTAGCGTTTTTGTAAGAAGCAATGGGCAGATCAAAAAACTTGAAGATGTTTACAAGCCGGGCGTCACATATAGAGAGACCGGCGGCACTCTTGGCAGGGTAGCAACAAAAACTGAAATTGAAATCAGCCCGATTGTTCGCGAGGCGCCGGGAACGCAATTCGGAACATTTCGCGAAGTGATTTTTGAATTCACGGCAGAAGTAGTTGTCCGTATAACTGAATATCAAGCATAATGGCATCTGCCCCACCGATTGATTTTGAGCAAAAAGTAAGACTGCCGAAGGGCGTCAGCAACGCTGATTATCCCTATGCGATCAAGGCGAAAGACTTAATGAAAAACTTTGTCTTTGCTACGCTTGATATGGATGAAACTCTCTTTGAAAATCGAACTTCCAAGGGCGGCCACAGACAAAGGCGGCTAAAAATCCCGCGCGTGCCAGCAACAGGGACATATGTTTTAGGGTCGAAAGATGGCAAGATTCAATGGATTGAAACTGAGGAGTGCGCATAATGGCAAGCATTAAACTTCAAGGCGGGAAGGTCATTACAAAAAACGGGAAGCCAAGTTGCACTTGTTGTATAACTGAATGCTGCATGTATCCAGCGCAAGAGTTAATCGATGGCATTTATTCTGATGATGATTTGCCGGATGAGATTCAGTATCCTTACATTTTTCAAGGCGTTCCAGCCGGATCAATCATACTCCAAAGGTCTGGAAGGGTTTATTCAGGTCAAATCAACAATGCTGAATTTAAGGTTGAGATTGTTAATAGCAGTTGGACTTATACAATAAAATCAACGCCACAGGAATACGGGCCAAATGGAAGCGGGCCATGTTTATTTCTTGACGTTCTGGGGTATCCATTGAAAGACACATTCAAAGATACTTATTATTATAGCGCGGAAAATTCTACATTCCCATCTCAGTCTTTTTCTAATGTTGCTTTGAATAGAATTTCATTATGCAAATGGCAAGCATCTTCATCTGATATTAGTAGGGGGTATCTACATTATGTTTCATCCGTCATACCAGATGGAGTTAGGGATTACTGGCTTGTTGGCGGTCTCGGAATTGATGGAACAGTTTCAAGCCCTAATGGATTAAGGTTAAATATTCCAGTCGGTGCATATAATAATCGTTTTCTGTTTTCTAATATCTCAATTTCAGAATGACTTGCCCGCACCAATCTCGAACCCGTGATCGCGGGCAATTTGACTGCGCCCTTGGATTATATGGCGGCAAGCCATGGCTCGGGAATTGCCAACAATGCCTTGCAAAAGGCCAGAATAATCCCGAATATGCAAAAGAACTTTTTGAAAAAGCCGAGCGCACCCACCCGAGCAGTCGCCCGCGCGTAAGCGGGTGCTGCGATTCGGCCCTTAATTGACAACTCCCACACTAAAATGGCTCGCGACCTATTTATCGACCTAACCAACAACCGCCTTGCGGTGAGTGAAACAAATCTTGCCCCGGCAGGGAACATCTCTTTTGTCAAAGGTGACACCGGGACTTGGAATCTTTATTTCCTTGAAGCTACGGGCGTAATCAACCAGCCCTTTGTGGTTGTTGACAAAAGCGCGGCAAGCGTGAAGCTTGGCATCGGCTCTCGCACCGACACCCCGGCAAGCGGCACTTGGTCGCTTACATTCGGCGGCGACACCGCCACAGGGGTGAGCTACGCGGCTACTGCCGGCGCCGTGCAAACCGCGTTGAATTCCCTGACTGCGATATCGACCGCCGGCGGCGTGACTGTCGAGGGCGGCATTGATACTCATTTCACGGTTCGTTTCAATACCGCCGGAACTCGTGGGTCGATCACAGCGAATGTGAGCGAACTCATTCCTGACACCGTAGCCGTCATTGACGAGCGCATTGCCGGAACGGCCAGTGTCAAAGAGGTGCAGGAAATCCAACTTCGCCTGACGCCTGCGGTTTACCAACCGACTTGGACAGACCTTTCGACCACGGTTACGGCAACGATTGCAACCACGACAACCGGGTCAACAACGCTTAACGAAGTTCAGCGCCTTTCATTTACTCAAGAACCCTACGAAGGCACATATCGATTGAGCTTCCCAGCGGCAACGCTCACTTCAAGCTCTACGGTTACAAGCGGCCTGTTCATTACGACTGTGAATCATGGATTGGCCTTGAACCAGCCTGTCACAATCACCGGCTTTGATACTGTGATCACGGGATATACCCGCGGCACGGTTTACTATGTCAAAAGCACGCCCGAGCCTACCCAGTTCACCGTGGCGGCGACTGCCGGCGGCACTTTGATTACAGGCTCCGCAACTGCCATCACCACCAGTGGCACAATCTCGACAATTCTTAGGCAGACGGCCCCGATCGACGCTGATGGCACCGCCGCTGATGTGCAATCTGCTCTTGAAAACTTGGATTCAATCGGGGCTGGCGGCGTGATCGTCACGGGAATTCAGGGCGAGTATTACGACATCACATTTAATGGGCAAAAGGGCTACGCAGATCAGCCGCTTTTAACCGTGCAAAGCGGCCTAAGTGCCAAAAAGGGCAAAACTGCCGACATCGATTTTGCGACATTCGCGCTCCGCGATGCCCTTGCAAATGATACCAGCGCCGACTTAGAACTCGAAATCGAATTGACCGAAGGTGGCAAGAGGACAACGGTCGTTTTAAGCGGATGCACTGTTTCCGAAGAACTCATCGACGCCGATGCGTTTTCGCCGACTGTCGGATATCCGAGCTTTATTTTCCGAGCGTTGACTGATGCAGTCACCAGTACTACGACATCGCTTGTGGCAATTACCGGGCTGAACTGGACGGCGCAGGCCAATTCAGAATACATTGTTCAATATTTGTTAATCTGTAAAAATAATGCAGAGGAAGCAGACTTTGTTGGACGAATAACCGCACCAACAGGGGCAACCATTAGCGGTTATTGGCTCTTTATGGATGATGTCGTGCCTGAAGAGGCCGTGCCTGCTCTCTATGCAACAGGATTTCTATTGAGCGCAAATGCCCAATTTATGCAAATGCAGAATGCGACTACATTGGAATCAAATCAACGCGCATACATTAAAACAGGAACAACAGCAGGAACTGTTTCATTTCTTTTTGCTAAAAATAATCTTGATTTTGACCCTAATGTTGCCAACGAAATTCTTGCAAATTCTTGGGTGCGCGTCGAAAAAGTGTCATGAACGAACATCCCACCGCCATAGGCATTCTCGGCACCGCAACAGCCATGTGGTCTCTCTTCATCTCCCTCTTGCCGCACATGACCGCGGGCGTGCAGTTTTTGACCGCCTGTGTGGGCTTGGCTGCAGCGATTACAACGGCGATCTATATGAGAGCCAAATTGAAAAACCTAAAAAATGAAAAACCTGATTGATTCGCTTCTCAAACAACTCGGCCAGAACTCCACCTGGCGCGGGATTATTCTGCTTCTTACTTCGCTCGGCGTCACGATCGAGCCTGCCTTGCAAAACCACATCGTTGCCGCCGGGCTTGCCCTTGTCGGTATCATCAATGTGATCCGCAAATGATTTCGCCACAGCAGATGTTCAGCATCGTGGCGGCGGCGTGCCTTTGGGCCGCTGTGCTCTTTTTGCTGACGGGCTGCTCAATAACATTCCCGCTCGGGCAGGAGGGGAAACTTGGATCGGTAAAGGTTGGATACTACCCGCCAGAGACCTTTTGGGGGCTGGCCGTGAACCCGCGAACGCTCCATGACAAATGAGCGACTTGCTCCATTTCCAGCACTTTCTTGATCGCCACAAGATCGTGTCGTTCTCGGCCAAGGAAGTGTTTTTTCTTGGCGCGTCGAACTCTTGGCTAAAGCTCAACGAGCCGCCGCCGCGCGTGCTTTGGCCGAATATCCTTGGCGCGCTCAATGCCGCGCAGGAAATCCGCAACCGCATTGGCATCCCGGTGCAAATCATTTCCGCCTTCCGCAACCAAGCCTACAACCGCGCCATCGGCGGCGCTGCGAAATCCCTGCACACGCAATTCCGCGCGCTCGACATCACGGCCCGTATCCCGATCCCCGAGCTATGGCGCGTGGCCAAGCAAGTGCGCGATGATGGCATTTTCTCTGGCGGCATTGGCCGCTATCCCGGCTTTATCCACATTGACAACGGCCCCTTACGGAACTGGAATGGCTAAAATCCCAAAAGCCAAGGAAGCAGTCATGAAGAAGGTTCGCGACCTTCTTGCAGAGAATTTTGATGTCGGCGTGACAATCGTATCGTTGGAAGAAGGCGGCGAGACTTTCCACATGAATCTCAAATTCGGCAACGAGTATGCCGCAAAGCAACTCGTCTGCGATGCCGCAGAAATCCTGTGGCCGCCTGAAGAAGAAGATGAAGAGGAGGACGAGGACGACGATGACGGCGAAGCGTGGAAGAAAAGCAAAGCATGAAAGCGACCCTGACTTTTGATCTGCCCGAAGACCGTAACGAGCACATTGCCGCGCTGAAAGGCATCGATTCAATCCTTGCCCTTGATGATCTCGACAATGTTCTCCGCGACTTCACGAAATACGATGGCGGCGAGCTTGCCGTATTTCACAACGATGAAGGCAAGGAGTGCAAGGGCTGTTACGACACGATTATGAAAGTGCGCGAAATCCTGCGAGAGATTCGCGCCGTGCGCGAGATTCCCGAACTCGAATGACGCCGCTTCGCCAATGGAAACGATGGATGGCCGTGAGTTGCTCGCACGGCGACCTGATCGACCCCGAAGCTCGCAATGCGGTCTTGGCATTCAAGGAAGCGTTCAGGCCGCATACCACAGTTCATCTCGGCGACTTCATCGACATGGCCGCGGCCCGCTCTGGCGCGATGAACGATCCAAACGCGAAGGATCGCGCGGCAAGCGTGGCCGAAGACTTGGCCGCTGGCGTTGATTTTCTAATCGAATTACGCCCGCAGCACATTCTATTTGGAAACCACGAAGCCCGGCTGCACAAGCTCGCTGGTGGCCCGAATGCCCTTGCAAGCCACGCGGCCAGCCTGGTGCTTCAGGCTATCGATGAAACGGCGCGCAAGCTCAAGGCGCGCACCTATCCATACGACATCCGCTCTCATGTCGAGATCGGCGGAACCAAGTTTTTGCATGGATACATGTATAATGTCTCTGCCATACGCGATCACGCCGAAGCCTATGGGCGCTGTATCTTCGGACATCTGCACCGAGTAGGCCACGAACGCGCGCGCAACCTTGACGGCGCTTCGGGCTATTGTGTCGGGATGCTCGCGCGCTTCGATATGGACTATGCCGCTACACGCCGGCAAACGCTCGCATGGTCGCAGGGCTTTGCGTGGGGGTATTACAGCGACAGTTCGATGACAGTGAATTTATGCGAAAGAACTCACGACACCCCGTGGCTCCTGCCGATATAGATAAGGCGTGGCAGGCTGTCTATGTGGAATGCTGCGGCTACAAGACTGATGACCTTGTTGCCGATGGTTGGATGAATGCGAATCTGTTTTCGAAGAAATACAAAATCACGATTGATACCGCCCGGCACAGGCTTGAGCGCAATGCCAACCTTGAGCGCCGATCCTTTCGGGTGCAGACCGAGAAGAGCGTTCGTCAAGTGAATTTTTACCGCCCGAAAAAAAGTTGAAGATTTTTCTTTACACCTAAACCGCCGCGGTATTGAATCGCCCCCAAGCAGGCAATCACGCCTGCCAATAGAAAACAAAACAGAAAGGAAAACAGAAAGTGAATCTCTACCACTGCACAGCGTGCGGCCCCTTAGGAATGTTTGGTGATTATGTTTGGGCGAGAACAAAAGCGGAAGCGGAACTCGCGTTTCAGAACACACACCATGTCTGGCCGCTTTCAACCGTTATCGAAAGGAAAGCAAAATGAGCGCACTTGAAGCCCTTCTATTTTATACTGGTGCTGGCATTGTCGGCTACATCGCCGGATGGCTCGCGGGCCGCGAAAGCGCAACGACCGAAGCAGACAGAATGCGCCGGTGGTGGTTCAACCGCGAGCAAAAGCAACGCTCGGAACGGCCATGAAGCCTGAAATGCTTTTCCTTTTGTGTGTTGTCTTGGCCGTTACTCTGTGCTTTGTCATCGAGCGCGCGGCCAAGACACCCGACTTCCATCGTTGTCCACTTTGCAACCAGCCGGAATCGCTTGTATTCCGCTTTTAATCTTCCCGTGGCTAAACCGCAACGCAAGTTGCAACCCGCCGGCAAAAGTCGGATGGCGTGCTTCGGTATCAGGCTCAAGCACCGGGATGACGAAGCGCGCGCGGGAACTACTCTCTATGAACTCAAGAAACAAAGGTAAGCGCGGCGAGTTGGAAGCCGCAAAGTTTTTAACTGCGGAAGGCTTCCCGGCCCGCCGAGGGCAACAGTTCTCGGGCGGCACCGATTCGCCTGATGTTGTTTGCCCGTCCCTGCCGGCAATCCACTTTGAGATAAAGCGGTGCGAGAAGGGCAACCCATACGATTGGGTGGCCCAGGCAAAGCGCGATGCTAAATACAAAACGCCGGTGGTTTTGCACCGCCGCAACGAATGCGAGTGGCTTGCAATCCTGCCTGCTGAACAATTTTTGCGGATCATCCGTGAAAGCGATCTCGTTGATTCGTCGGCGGCGAAGGTCGAACCAACAGACGAATAAATAAAAAAGAAATAGAAATGAAAATAACATCTGGCAAACAATCCAAACCCCAACGCGTAGTGATTTACGGCGTGGAATCGGTCGGCAAATCCACATTCGCAAGCCGATTCCCGAAGCCCTTGTTCCTTGATGTCGAGCAAGGCACGGCACACCTGGATATCGACCGAGCGACAATCAGCACAGGCGCCGAATTGGACGCGGCCATCAAGGAATGCGCGAACACAGATTACAAGACCATCATCATCGATTCGATCGATTGGACAGAGCGACTGCTGATCGAGCAGCTACTGGCCGATACCAAGAAGAAATCTATCGAGGATTTCGGATACGGCAAAGGCTGGGTGCAGGTCGCCGAGCGCATGGCCCGGCTGCTTAACTCGCTTGATTCGCTGATCGCGAGCGGTAAGCATGTCGTTCTTGTGGCGCATAGCAAAGTGCAGCGCGTTGAGCCGCCTGATCTCATGGCCGCATACGATCGATATGAACTGAAGATGAGCAAGCAATGCAGCCCGCTCGTCAAGGAGTGGGCCGATGAGCTTTGGTTCGCCCGGTTCAAGACCAAGACGGTTGAAAGCGAATCAGGGCGCGCTAAAGGCATCGGCGGCAAGGAGCGCATCATTCTCACAACTCACTCGGCGGCCTATGATGCCAAGACCCGCAGCGGCCTTGCCGAAGAGTTGCCGATGGCGTGGGAGTCGGTGGCGCACTTGTTTGTATCAAATAACGATACCAAGCCAGCGCAAAAGCAAGTGCCGTCATGGCAATACCAGATCGAAGAGCACGCTGCGGATGTCGATGCGTTCCTGCTCGCTAAAGAAGCAATCAAGGCCGGGCAGACCTGGCGGGATGCCAACGCGAAGGCTCTTGCGCGCATCGAAGATGACCCCGCTGGGTTTCTCGCCAAGGTGCGCGAGTGGAAGGAGGCTAAGTGAGCATCGAGTGGACTCGGGCCGATAGCCTGCCTGATGCCGACATCAATGTCATCGTGGCCATGGCAGACGGCGAAGTTTGTGCCGGCTTCTATGATGGCCACGATTGGCGGTGGATTGATGCGCAGCGCATCACGATCCCTGTTACGCATTGGGCGCCGTTTCCTAAACCGCCGGAGGACACCTATGGGCAAGTATGACCTAACGGTTGTTGACTACATTCGCGACCACGGCACCAAGTTTTGGATTCTGCTTGCAGAAGCCTACCTTGCCGGGGATTCCGAACAACGCTGGCGCATTCGTTCCACATGGTCGGAAGAGTGGAGTGAGTTTGAGCGCCGTGCTAACAAGAAGGAGGAAGCAACATGACGGCAGCAAAAGAAATTTCAGCATCAATGCTCCCAAAACTCGCAGAATGCCCGTGCTTCGTCGGCGCCGAAGGTTACAGCGCCGCCGCGGAGCGCGGCACGCGTCTTGATGCGGTTATTCGGAAGGCGGTTCAGGGCGAGCCGCCGCCTGATGACCTAAATGAAGACGATGCGCGTGCTGTTAACTGGGGCGTGAAAGAACTCCAATCGCTTGCCCTTGGCGATTATGTCGAGACACGCGAAGAGTATCTTTCGCTTAAGACTCCGGGCCTATCACGGCCCGGCACCGCAGACGCTATGTGCCGCGGGCGGTCTTGGGTGGCGGATATTAAGACAGGCGCCATCCGCGATTATTACGATCAACTTTGCGCTTATGCTGTTGCCTGCATGGATCGCTACTTTGAAGAAGAGTGGACGGCCCATGTGCTTTATGTTGATCACCAAGTGCGTAAGAGTTACGAAATAAAGATCAATGAAGGCGAAGCGCGGGTAAGGCAACTTGCCGAGCGGGCGACTTCTTACACCGCCGAGCCAACACCGAATGAGTATTGTAACTGGTGCCAGCATCACAATACATGCCACGCCCTTGTGCGACAGGTGCGAAGCGGTTACGCTGACATCTGCGCGCCACACGGCGACAGCATTGCAGCCCTGCGCGATCAGTTGCTTGCCAATCCTGACAAATTGTCGGCATTTGCGCAAAGGTATAAGCTCTTTGAAAAGGAGATCGCGAAGCCCGCGCTTGAAGCACTCAAGGAAAGACTTGAGAGCGAAGAGGTGCCGGGGTGGTCGTTATCGACGCGCGCTGGCAACGAATATATAGAAATGGCAGGCATCCTGCCAGCCTTGAAACAAAGTGACCCGCTGCAAGTCTTCGCCCACATGGGCGGCAAGATGAGCGGCAAAGATTATCGATCCTTCTGCGCCGAAGTCGGCGTGGAACCAGACGAAGCGGCCATAAAGCGCGGAGAGCCGATTAAAATACTCCGCCAAAGCAATAAAAAGTAATAGTAAAAGCAAACAAATGCCAACATACAAACAAGCAGAACCACAACAGAGCGGCAAATACTTTGTCGAACCCGGTGTTTACCGAGTCGAGATTGAAAATGCCGTTGAGAAACGCAGCCAAGCCGGGAATGAGATGATCAAACTGGTGTGCAGGGTCGTGCTGCCAGACGGCACCCTTGGGCCTGAGATTTGGGATCATCTGGTCTTTACGCCGAAGGCCGCGTGGAAAATCGACCAGTTCCTTGCCAGCATCGGCCAAGCAGTCGTTGCCGGTGAAGAGGTGAACATCGATGCCGGCGACCTTATCGGCCAGACGGCCCTTGCCGAGATTGGAGAAGAGCCTGGGCAGACAAATAAAGACCATCGCTTCAATACCATTGAGCGTTGGCTTTTCGGATCCGAACGCTCCGAATGGCTTGAGAGCAACCGCAGGCCGGGCGATCCCGCGCCATTGGTCAAGAAGGCCGAAGCGCCGAAGAAGGCTGCCAAGGCGGAGAAAAACGAAGACGACATCCCGTTCTAAAAAAACAAGCCGGGGCGCGCATGGTGAACAAACGCGCAAGATTTGCTCAAACACATAGAACTCTCCATCCGCCTTGTCATTACTTGCAATGGAATCCCTGCCGGCGCCCGGCTCTCGCGCAATTTGCCGCTCCCGCATTGGGAGAACAGCTATGCGCTTGATGACATGGAGACGGCGCGGGTGCATTTGGAGAGATTGCAGAAGTATTTGGAACATGAAAAGAATCAG